TTTTCACACAAAGCTCTATCATTTGCACCTTTAGCTCAGTTGGTTTAGAGCGCTACTTTTACACGGTAGATGTCGGTGGTTCGAATCCATCAAGGTGCACAATAAATTGGTAGGTGGCCGAGTGGTTAAAGGCGACAGACTGTAAATCTGTTCTCTTAGGAGTACGGGGGTTCGAATCCCTCCCTGCCAACAAAAGTAAAAGATAGCGAAGCTGTAGTAGATGATGGCGTTAAAATGATGAAAAAGGGTTTGGAGTAATCAGAGCGTAAATAAATCATCTATCAGTAACCCTGAAAGACCCGAAATCTTTTATTTAGTATCTGTAGCTCAATTGGATAGAGCACCTGGCTACGAACCAGGAGGTTATAGGTTCGACTCCTGTCAGATACGCTCAAATAGTACCTTAGCTCAGATGGTAGAGCGTAGGCCTGAAGAGCCTAGCGTCCCCAGTTCGATCCTGGGAGGTACTACAAAATGTTTCCTTAGCTCAGTAGGTAGAGCAACTGACTGTTAATCAGTAGGTCCCTGGTTCGAACCCAGGAGGAAGCGCTATAAGGGCCTTTAGCTCAGTTGGTTAGAGCAGTTTACTTAATTTTGTTATATTTATACTAAAGGAAAGTATGAATTGTAAGTATTGTAGCAAATTGTGTAAAAATAACAACTCACTAACCCAACACCAGATACGATGTAAGTTAAACCCTAGAGCTATTAAAGTGGTATCGAATTTTATTAAGTATAATAAGAGAGTAAAAAATGGTACGATTGAAAAGCTAAATAGCAACCAATTTACTAAAGCACGACGCGAAGGTATAGTTGTAGAAGTTTCGCAAGAAACAAGAAACAAAATCAGTGAAAAAATTAAAAAACGTAATGCTGATGGATATTGGACAAATGAACGTAGAAAGAAGCATTCAAATGCTATGAAACGTGCAGTAAAAAATAACCCAGATAGTTATTCAATTTCTAATGTTAGTGGTAGAACTAAAACGCTTATCTACAATGGGTTTAAATTAAAGGGTAGCTGGGAATTGGAAGTTGCTAAATGGCTAGATAAACAATCCATAAAATGGACAAATATCATAGATGGTATAGAATATAATTGGAATGGAAGTATTCATCTATATTTTCCTGATTTCTATCTTACAGAAATGAATCTATATATAGAAGTAAAGGGATATGAGAGAGACAGAGATCTAGCTAAATGGAAAGTCGTTCCTAACTTGATAGTTTTTAGATTAAAAGAAATAAATGCAATAAAGAGTAACAATCTTGGGCTAATATCACCTCAACCTCATAAGTTGTAGAAAGTGTAATCGGTTACATGAGGGTTCGAATCCCTCTTGGCCCACTTTTAGGTCCTGTGGCCGAGTGGTTAGGTGGTGGTTTGCAAAACCATTTACACTGGTTCAAATCCAGTCAGGACCTCTTTTTTATACGCGTCTGTAGCTCAGTTGGTAGAGCAGTGGTCTCCAAAACCAAAGGTCGGTAGTTCGAATCTATCCAGGCGTGCTAAATTATTTATATAATGCCCTCTTAGCTCAGCTGGCTTAGAGCAACTGATTTGTACTCAGTAGGTCGTGGGTTCGACTCCTACAGGGGGCTCAATATAGTGGTATAGCTCAATTGGTTAGAGCACTTGCCTGATACGCAAGAGGTTATAAGTTCGAGTCTTATTACTACTACTACGAGGTGTAGCGCAGTTGGTAGCGCGCCTGGTTTGGGACCAGGAGGTCGTCAGTTCGAACCTGGCCACCTCGACTTAATTTTGGGCTGTTAGCTCAGCTGGCTAGAGCGCCTGCCTTGCACGCAGGAGGTCATCGGTTCGACTCCGATACGGTCCACAACATAAGCAGTAATAGCTCAATTGGTAGAGCATCGTCCTTCCAAGTCGAGGGTTGCAGGTTCGAGTCCTGTTTACTGCTCTAATATATCAGTGTTTTGGCAATTTAACACATTAAAATTATGGAAACACTTTATTTTACATTAGGAATGCTGTCAGTGGTTGCTGTAGTATTAACCGCATCAGTCGTATATGGTATTGTTAAGTTATCAAAACTAAACAAATGGTGTCATGACACCGAATTTCGTATCGAATCTAATAGACTAGATATGTATAGAATTGAGGAAAGCACTTCATCACATGCAGGTCGTAGAATTGATGATCTCCATTCCAGTTTATGGAGAGACAAAGAAGATATATTTAGGCGACTAGATGATCTTCAATCCTACATTGATTCAAGAGTTGATAAACTAGACTCAAAATTTAGCCCAAAAGGCACAAAACAACAAATTAACGGATAAATTATAAACCCGTCAAAACACTGATATATTTTTGTCCCCTCGTCTAATGGCAGGACAAGTGTTGGATTCGTTTTTTGAGGTTCGACTATACTTATATATATGAAACGATGTATAAAATGTAATAGAGAGCACGATGGTGCTTACGGAAGCGGAAAGTATTGCTCTAGACGCTGTGCGAATAGTAGAACTTTTTCTAAGGAAAGTAGGAGTAAAAAAAGCACTGCTAATAAAGAGTACTGGATATCTGAATTAGGAGAGTTGGAGAAGAAAAAGAGAGCAGATAATAAAAAAGTCTTCCGGCTAAGTTGCGTGTCATGCTCTAACCAATTTAGCAGCAGTAATTCAGGCAAAAAAACGTGCTCTGAAGATTGTAGGGTAGATTTAATTAGACAGAGTGCTCTGAGGCAGCTGAGAAGAGGTAGGAGTCATAAGGGAACATACAAAGGATTCAATTTAGATTCTACTTATGAATTAGCATTCTTAATTTATCACTTAGATGAAGGTATCCACATAGAGAGAAGCAAAGATCAAATACCTTACACGTATAATGGCGTAACAAGAACATACAATCCCGATTTTGTGGTAGATGGTGTGATATATGAATTGAAGGGGTATATGACAGCCCAATCTAAAATAAAACTAATAACGGCTGAGGAGTTAGGATATAATATCACACTAATAGACTCTACTGAAATACAACGTTACATCAAATACGTCGAAAGCAAGTATAACGTAAAGAATCGTATACAGCATTTATATGAGGATATTGAGCATAGGGAGTGTGCACATTGTGGTGTAGAGTATTTACCGAGACATCAGAAGCAATTATTGTGTTCTCGAGTTTGTAGCGGTAAATATAGGAGCAATATTAATAACAAAAACCAAACCTTTAAATTAAATTGAATATGACTTACATTAGTGTTTATGTGGACATCGATGATGTTATCTCTGATCTGTCCAGTAAAGAAACTCAAGATCTTGTTGATAAACTTTATGATGACGGTTATGAACCTAGTCAGTTAACTGACGGTCTGAACGAGTCGTCAAATGTACATGATGAAATGTGGTTTGAAGTTGTCGACAAAATCAGACGAGGAAGGTTGCAGCTTAATCCTGAACAAGAATCTTTGATACGGGAAATAGCTAGTAAGATTGTTTAATACATGGAGAATTGGCAGAGTGGTCGATCGCACTGCACTTGAAATGCAGCGTACCGAAAGGTACCGTAGGTTCGAATCCTACATTCTCCGCGGTGTCTATAGTGTTAATGGTTTAGCACGCTAGATTGTGATTCTTGAAGTTTGGGTTCGAATCCCAATAGACACACTTTAATGGAAGATAATCCTCGACGGCGAGAGGGCTTGCCTGCTACGCAATGTGTACCTACGGGTATCTGGTTCGATCCCAGTGTCTTCCGCTTGGCTATTTCAATATGTCTTTATATATTTACATCATGAAATTATTTAGAAAATGTGATGGAGATAGGGTTGATGTGGTTAGTCATACTATCAAAATACTTGAGGATACTCCTCATGTCGAAATCCATATTGGTACTGATTCTCAAAATAAAGGAGAATTCACTTATTATGCTATTGCCATTGCTTATCGTTTTGGTACTAGAGGTGTTCATTATATCTATCATAGAGAAAAAGTACCTCGCATCAAAGACCGCTTTACTAAATTATTCAGAGAAGCTGAACTTACTATTGAAACAGCAGAATGGCTAACTACTAAAATTCCAAGCTTAAAAGTTGAGCTTGATTTTGACTATAATGATGATAAGAAATACTTTAGCCAAAAACTAGTATCTGCTGTAAAAGGGTGGGCTGAATCTTTAGGATACAAAGCCAACATTAAACCACATAATCAGATAGCTACAAAAG